CTGCACTTTCTTCAATGACAGACCCATCTAATGAGCCTGATGAAATTTTGTGGATTGCAGTATATGATATAGTCCTGGTAGTCTCAAATGAGACAGAATCAGGATTAGTACCGACATAATTGTCTGCACACCCATACATATATAGATTTGTCGTGTAGAATGGGACTTCAATCTCTATTCCTGCATTAGATGATAACATCAAACTAACACAACCGTTAATTGTAGCATCTGTTCCATTTCTTGTTGTAGTAAAAGTAGTTCCAGTCACAGAACCTGAACTTGGACTATCAAGTCGGACCTTGGTCCAATCTGATTGCCTGTCAGCTCCTGTAACATTATAGAAAATTCTTTTCTTAATACCACCCTTAATCCCTAAATAGGAATATCGGAGGTATTCAAACAAATTCATACTTGTAGTGGCACCAGTAAAGTTCGTGTAAGGATACTTAGCCGGTGGCAAAACATCGAAGGTAGTCAATAAATAACCATCTCCTCCGGTAGCACTGAAATCACTATGATCAGAGTAAGTGTATCTTTTAAGTAATGACCTAAATGATATTGGCATCTCTCCAAAATAGTGATCGCATATGTAGCTTGGTTCAGTAGTTGGTCCATTAAGCTCAATACATGAGATTTCTACACTACTTTCAATACCAGATTCGGTAATTAACCTATCATCTGGTAGATTATCAACACACATCAAATTATATTTAATGTTATCTGATTTGACAAAGACATTGATTTCTATATCTGAGTCATCAGGTGATTGTAGAGTAGTAAATGGAACTACACCTATGTAGCCATTAGCCCATTTGTCAAAAGCATTTGGACTATTTCTAAGTGTCTCATTGCGTCCTAGCACATTCATGTCAGGAACACGGAGCCAATCCCTAGGACTGGCCCAACTAATGCAAAATGAAACATTTTGAGTTTCTTGTATATCAATGATAGCAAGATATTGCTTATTAGTACTTAAATCAGCATTAATTAGCACGTTCTGATGAACATTAGGCTCGAAAAAGAATAGTAACTTACCTCTATGGTATTTAGAACATACTATATCAAATTCAAATGTAATATCGCCTCTCCAAAAATAGAAAGGAGCACTTGCAAGCGCCATGGCAGATGGTTGAACCATACTGTCAGTAAGGCCCGTGTGCTCTATACCTAAAGTAGGCACGACAGCGACTTTGTAAATCGGATCGACCATAACTGAACTATCGTCGTTCCAGGCGAATGTGTAAACATATGAATTAATGTTTGTAATATAATTTATAACCATTTCATCATCAGTCACACCAAAGAGTCCAGGCGACATGGACACTTCTTGTTTGGGATCTAACACAATCCTGTAGTTAGTTTCACCACCAATGGTAATAGCACCATTGCTATATCCATTATTTTTGACGACCACAGGGTCATCTATAATGCTTGGCCGAGACCAACCGAAAAATGCTGCCACTTTGGACAAACCAGTGAACATCATTTCACTAGCTTGTGCAATTTCACCTATGACAGGTACTTTTTTAAACCAACCTGAATACATAGCTGCCTTGGAACTTAAATGTTCAATGGGGCCAGTATCTCTTTCATCTTCTTCTCCAGATTCAGTAGTGATTGCTATCTGTGTACCAGTGGCACCAAATAGATTAACATTATCGAAATTCGCAACAATTTGAAGCGAAATATCAGATGGTGTAGCACTAGCTGATTTAGGAGCATTTAATGTATAAACAAAAAGTGAACCAGCCTCAGCAAAATCGGAATACGAAGTACCAGTACCTAATGCACTTGAACTCGCATTGTACAACCTAAAAACAGGTTTATGAGATATAAAAGGTATGTGCATTTCAACAGGTTTATTCTCATTTACATTAAGTATTTGACAACCATCGAGTTGACTCAAGTAGCCGAGTACAGCTTGACGCGTACTAGCTTGAGCAGCAAATCGCGCAAGTAATGCTGTAAGTGGGTCATTTCTATCAGGAAACGGTACCCAAGCAACCAAGATACGCCCATAATGAAATGGTGTACCTGAAATGGCTATTTTAACAGAGATGTCTCCTTTAAAGAATGCATAGTTTCTGAGCTTAGCTCTAACAGAAGGTTGTAACGATATAAGATCGTATAAATCTAACTGAAGGGATATATTAGTCCCAGAAGCTATTGTGGTAGTTGTAATTTCCACAGGCCTCTTAAAGAAGTTATCAATACTAGGTGCGGGTGAGAAGCTGTCACTATAACTAGTGTTTTTGAGACACGATTCTTTAATCTCAGCTCCTCCAACATCAGTGAAATTTTCTTTTTCGTCCATAACTGAACTACTTATGGTTCCACTAGACATTTCGCCCTCAACTCCACTTTCAGTTTCAACATGCTCACTCGACAACTCATCGATAATATCAGTTTCCAATATATGGAGCTTAATATACTCTTTGAACGATCGAGATTCAGACAAAGTCGGGACTACCTCCATATTTAATATAGATTTAGCCTTCCTTATTTTACGCATTGCTACTAATAACTCTCTTTTTCTATCTGACTTATAATCAGTAGTTTTACTTACTCTATCGAGTATATCGACATAACCAGATTCTGTAACTACAGTATCAGGTTCAAGAGCATTAAGTTTCATAACGCGTAACATGTTAAGGGATGTAATTATATCACTCTCTTCTGAACACAAGAATTGGTTTAATTTGAACTCTTTACGTTTTCTCGAATCACCAAACCACAGTTTCCTTCTACGCATGGTAGATATATCAGTTGATATGGATCTGCGCTGTTTCATCGACTTAATGAACTCTAAGTATTCTATATAAACACTTTCAAGTTCATCAAGATTTGTTGAGGAATTTATTTTACTCTGAAACTCCTCGAAAATAAGATTTTCTTTATTATCTGCAAGCTGTATATTGTCCCTATCACAGAGCCGCTTAACTCCGAGTAGGTAAGGGTTTTTGGAAAGGATTATTGAGGCTCCTTTGCCATTCGGGTAAACACCCGCCTCTGTTTCGGTAACTAAAGTACCAACGTCGCTCTCTCCCATGAGTTCCGCAATACTATCTTCAGTTTCGAATAAATGATTCTTAATCTCTTTAAAAGTAGGCATACTCTTAAGAATAATGCTTTTCTCCATGAGAGGGAATCCGCCAGATATCATATTTATAATATCTAACCTTAGTGGCTCATACTTCTCTTCTTCAACATGAAAAAAGAGTTCACGCAGTACAGAACTGCATGATGATATAGCCTGTTCATTTGGTGAAATGGATCGGGATGGAATAGTCCAACTCAATGTCTTGTATATAGATTCTAAATCTAATGGCATGACATACCTATCTAAATCTTTCCTATAAACGAAATTTCTCTTTAAGAAATTAGTTTCGCTAAAGCTCTTATATTTAGGAACGATAGCAGTTTTATCAGGTGAAGTGTAAGTCATATTAAACTTATCACGCAAAGCGTCTTGGAAAATAGTACCATTGTAATATTCAATAACGTCTTCTTTAATAGCCTCCATACGGTCATCACCGTAAGTTATAGCTAAGACATTGTCAAAATAGTATTTATCTTTAAGTTCATCTGCATCATAAAATATGTACATACCTATCAACAAATTGTGCAACGAGTTCTTCTCAGCTGTGCCAAACATCCCAGAAGGAAGAAGACCAGCAGCAAGAAACACATCACGCAACATCTCTAGAACTGGAAAAGAAGAGTCTCCCAATATGCCTTTAAGCATTTTAAGAGCATCATCATTATATCCAAATTTCTTGAGAATGCGATAAATGATTTTGTTACACGCACCAGTTATATCTGGTACCTGATGCATGTCCCAATACTTGAAATCTCCATCACTAAACATGGTGGAAAACTCCTTCATTTTCTTGGCTAATTCATCCGCATCAATATGAGTATTTATTCCAACAGCAGTATAAAATATATCATTATATTCTACCATAAGGGAATAAAAGGGGTACAAGTACATCCTAGCAATCACTAAGTAATCGCAAGGACTCATATAAAATAAGCGGGTTTTCTTACCAACAGGTCTGGCTTCATCCTTAAGATGAGCAGAGAAGATAAAATGATTACCAGTTTCAGACAAATAATTTCTTTGTATTTCTAACAGACGTTTCTTTATGTCTTCAACAGGTTCTCTATAAACAGATTCGTTCTCTGCCTTGAGTATAGGAAACCATATATCTTTCTTGCCAGTGAACCCAAAACCAGCACTAGTAGACATATTAATTCTTCTTAAATAGGGGTCATGAATAACTCCATTTATAGCAGAATCTATGTCCAGAGGAGATAGTTCGGGAACTTTTCTTTCTTCCAGCATATTAACAAAACGATCGTAACACTCATCAGCACAACGTGCTAATAAGTCTCTATCAAGAGCAACACGATGATGACTCATTGCCTTCAGCCCCATGTTATATGGAGATGTGTAAATGCCGTCAACTGTTCTGGATCTCATTGCTGGTGGA